TGGGATTGCCGCCCTGACCAATGCCTGACTGAGCGGATAAGAGCCAGCCACGCGGCTTGTCGTGCGTCACGGTCATTGCCTGATTCACCTTGTGGGCCAATTCATAAGCATTCCACGGTGGAGAACATTTCTCGCTGTACTCGGATAGCAGTGCTTCAGCCGATCCTCGCGACAGCTCGAATCCATGCACCAGAGCGGTAGCTACTGCGAAGGTTGCGTTATGACCGCCTTGTCCGCTGACGGCTCCCGGCGTGTTTCTGAGCCATGCTCTGGCACGGTCGATATTTGATTGATTCATTTGATTCCAAGTTGTTTGCGCGCTATGTCCCCGCTTTCGCCCAGATCATTCGAGGCGATTTGCTGGAGAACTGACTTTGATTCTTCGAACTTTGCGAAAAGGAGAGACAGCTCTTTGGGAGTCATCAGGTACTTGCTCCAGTGTTGGATTGGTATGGAGCGAGACTGAAACTTCGCAAAGAGCTGCTCTTGTGCTGCGATGTAGAGTTTAGGGTGCTTGTTCAATGACCGGGGTGAACTTGGCCTTGAATTCGGCTTTCGTTCGAACGTACACCTTGGGTTTTCCGTCACGGGTGTAGGCTATCCCCACCCATTTCATTTCCCCGATTCGTATCTCTACGTCGTCGGAAATGACTTCAACCTGCACCGTACTGTTTCCTGAGTTTTTGAATTTCATCTTCTGAGGCGTTATCGAGATGTCCTGTACCAGCCGCATGCCAAACGCCGTCAACAATTTGCGCCTTTGGCTTGGGCTTAGTCATCCAACCTCGAAGAATCGCATGGTCGATGAGTGCTGGCGCTTCCTTCAATAACTGTTCTCTAGTGATTTGAGTTTCCATAAATTAACCTTTTTTAGCCGTCTTTCCGCGCCATCCGCCTGCTTTTCTCATCCCGGGTTCCTGGCCAAGTTCGTTGACGAATCCGCGTCGGATCAGCCACTCCTTGTACTTCTGGTCGATGTAAGCGAAGTGAATCTTTTCGGGTGATTCATCTGCTTCTGCTATCCGCATAATGGGCATTTTGTTTGCGCTGATCATTTGTATGTCTCGATTGTGTGTTTGTAGTGTCGCTCGGCTTGGGTGCAGTTCCAGCAAAGGTCTTGAGTTCCGTTGCATCCGCACCCGAGAGATTTGAAAAGTACGCTGGCCAACCATTGGTATTCCGCGATGGCAGCTCGCAATGTCTCCACGTCCGTTTCTTCGGACATGGGTTTGATATTCTCGCTCATTTGACGACGAAGAGAAGGAAGTAGGCGCTGGCGACGACCATCCCCATTCCGAACGCCATGATGAGCAATTGCTTTAGCTCCTCGGGCGAGGGCGGACGATTGGCTTTGTGTATCACCGGCCACCGCCCATCGCGTAGTGGAGGATCAAAAGGGCGTCGCAGTTTTTGAGTGTGACGTCCAGATTCGGATACAGTTCCTGAGCTTTGCTTTTTAGCTTTCGCTTCCATTCTGGTCCGGTTTCGCATGATTTACGTCCTCCGAGTCCAAGTGGTTCTTGCCAGATTTTCGGCTCAACACGGTGGAGTGCGTAGCCTTGCGCGTAGCCTAGCCCCTGCACAATCCCGTAGTTCTCATGGAGCGTCGCCATGCTGGCCGACGACGTGAGTTTGCTCACGAACTTTGGCACCTTCTCGACCCACAGATGGGAGTCGGCCACTTTGAATCCTGCCAGTAATTGCGCCGTGTCAGGCAGCGACTCGGGCATTGGGAAGAGTAGTATTTCTTCCGACGTGCTGACCGCGAATCCGCCGCCCACACCCGGATCGACCGCAACGATTGTTTGGTTTGATTTCATTCGCTCAATATTATTTTCAGTAACAGAGAATAGTCACCTGCTCGGCAGCGATTCGAACCGCTGATTTCGTGTCTCCGCCCTCGCTCCACTTCTCGACCTTCACACGGCCTTTTACGCGCACCAGAGCGCCGTTCTGAATCTCGATGATCTTCTCTGCAACTTGTCCCCATGAGGACAGCTCGAACTCATCGAAGTCTTCGTGGAAGCGCCCTTCGTTGTCAGTCCAGTGACGAGCGATTGATATAACGCGGCGCACCATGAGCGAGCCGGTTTTGGTTTCGGTTTGCCGACTGATGCCGCGCAGTTCGCCGATCAGATAGACTACGTTCTCGGTGGGCGTGGATGTTTCGTTTGCTGGCGTGGATACACTCATTGGAAAATACAACCTAGTTCACGGTAGCAGGTCATACGCTTTTTAGCGTGGAATGCTCCGATGGGGTGAAACTTGTCAGAGAAATCTACGATTGTCGCGCAGTTCTTGGTTTCTGTTTTCCGCAATGCCCGACTCGCTCGCTGGATGGTCTTCTGCGACGACCGACCGCCGCTGACCATGATAAGCAGTTCGACGTTGGGCAGATCCAATCCTTCGTCGGCCAATGATGTGGCGATCATGGTTCGCAGGTTGCCAGCCTTGAATTCTTCCATGTAAGCGCGCCGGTCCTTCTTGCCGATCTTGGAATGGACGAGCCGAGAATTCGGAATCTGGTGTTCGTAGTCCTCTCCCAGCGTGATGCGCGGAATGAGGATGAGGGTCTGCATGTCGAGGTGTTCGACCGCGTAGTTTATGGCGTAGTTGTTGCGCTCGCGGTTCTGGCAGATGCCGATATCGACAATCGATTCCCAAGCGCACATCCGTTTGAGTTCATCCTCCCTGATCCGCATGTACTTGACGCGAGTGTTGAAGAGCCGGTCGATGTTGTCGTCGATCTTCTGCTGGATGTTGAGGTCTGTGGCATCGCTGATTTCGAGGTAAGCGTCGGCCAATGAATCGCCAATGTCGTTGCGGTTTATCTCGTAGGTGCGGTCGTAGAAGAGCGTTCGTGTCACCGCGTTGCGGTCTGGATCGTCGCCCCAAGGAGTGGCGTCAAAACCGTAGCGAAAGCCTTTGCAGGATTCGATGATGCGACGCCATCCGGCAGCAGGACTATGCTTTGCCTCATCCACGATCAGCACATCCTTTTGACTGAAGTCCACGGATTCGTGGGGACAGCGCACTTCGACAACCTCGTCAGGTACACCGGCAACACGGAGCGATGTGCGCGCTTGCTGGCATGTCTCGCGGGTTGGAGCAATCCAGCCAAACAACAAATCTGGTTGTAATTCGTAAAAATGCTTAATGATGCTCGCGGCAATCCATGTCTTGCCGCTGCCTGCCGGTGCAATGATCAGACCATCGCTAGTCTTGGCCCACTCTACTGCTTTTTGTTGGTATTCTCTTAGATTCATAATTTTAGGAAATTTGCCCCTCCGCCCACTGCTTCATAGCGAGCGAAGGGTTTTGTCCGCACCACACGGTGCGATTCGCCGTCATTCGTTCGTTGTACTGTCGGTAGAAAGCGCGCTCGATTGCGTCGTGGCGCACTTCTTGTTCAGCAACTTCCTTAACGCTTGATTGGCGAAAAATCCGATCTTCAAACCATTCTCGTCGCAATGTTTGCGAACCTCTTCGTGGAGCGCCGAGTCGATGGTGATAACTGTGTATTTGGCTGGTTTCTTCATGTGGGGAAATGTTTATTCGCAGGTGTAAATGGTGTCGGTTATGGGGTTGGTTGGATAATGAAGTCGAAGTTGGTTTTCCAAGAGTCGCCCAGGCGATTGTAGGTGTCGTGCTTGATCTTCCAAGTGCGCGGATCGCGGGTCGTCTTTGTGTGACGGCAGCGGATACGGACATCGATATCCTTGAGCGCCACGTTCCTCAGCCGGTCGTCTTCAGGCAGTTCGTGCAGGTGTTTCATGTCAGCAGGTGTTTGATGATCTGATTTCGCTCTTTGATCGTCGCTCTCAAGATGCTCTCCAGCACAACGTGAGGGTTGATTGTTGCGACGTGTTTCCATTCTGGGCTTTGATCGACGTGCTTGGCTGTATCAAGACTTTCCACGCGGATTAGACCGTTAAATGCGTGGACGTAGATGAAGGCGCAGTCTCTCATTTGGACTCCTTGTCCCACGATTGAATGGCTTCTTGAGTGCGACGAATTACTGAACCTTCTCCAGACGCAACTGTTCCGATGTATGAGGCGCATTCTCGCAGTTCATTTCCAGCAGTCTCCAGCCGCTTAATACGTTCACGAAGCTCTGATTTGTCCCGATCAAGTTCGCTTATCGTTTTGCAGTAGGCCACATGGGCATCGACTATATGGCTCACAGCTTAACCTCCTTCTCATTCCACAGCAGCAAGTCCGCTCGCATTGCGTCGTTCTCCTGCTCCAGTTGTTTCACACGATCCTCCAGCTTGCGGACATCGAGAGCGATTGCGCGGAGTTGGCGGCGGTCGTCCCACCAAATTTGAATTGGTTGTTCGGCGATATTTAGGATTCGTTCTTCAATGCTCACGGCTTTGCCTCCTTGGCTTTGGTTTTTTTAATAGTTGTCACGATTTTGAACCTTATGATTCAGGTCGTTGTAGCGGTCGTTCCAATAAGACGCGCTGTCTTCCAGCCGCTTGATGCGGTCTTTAAGCCGCAGGTTTTCTTCATCCAACAATTGCTGCTGCCGGATGATTGAGTTTGCTGCGTTGAGTTCGCGTTCCAGCCTCCTGCACAGCATACCGAGGTCGCCTACGTTGTGAGCGGTGCTGTCGGATATAGGGGTGTCGCTCATTTACACTCCCTCGCTTTGAGCATTGCGTCGGCTAGTTGATAGGTGGCTTTGGAAATAGCATTAACATCCCAAGACTCGTATACTTTCCACGCTACTGGCAACGCCGCCGCCGCGAAGTAGTCACGCAGGGTCATGCCATCGTTGTGCTGTACTCCGACTGGTGTTGGAAACGCTGGCCCGTCGTTGATTGGTGCGCTCACGGCTTTGCCTCCTTGGCTTTGCGCCCTTGATCTTTGCGCAACGCATCTCGCGCAGCGTCACCTTCTGATCCATGACAATAGCAGTTTGAAACTGTATATTCGTACCAAGTAAGAGCTTCCTCCAACCGCTTGATGTGCTCCTCTTGCTCGCGAATCTTGGTGGCCTGTGGGTCGATTGTAGTCACCGTATTCGACGTTGGTATTGTGTAGTCGCTCATTTGCACTCCTTCCATTTGAACACTGCTCTTCCGCTCTGATCGGCCACCCATTCGGCGTGGCCTGCTTGGACTGCTTGCTGCTTCATATTGTCAATTCCGCTCACCTCTCCGCAAAGGTTTGACACTATGAATGCAAAGATAAACAAGATGACGCATGGGATTATTAACGGTGCATATTCTTTCATTTCGATTCCTCCCATTTACCAATCGTGCGGAGGAAAGCCTCTGCGCGTTGAGATGCGGTGGCGTTCCATTTCCACGATGATGTCGCCACATCGAGGTATTCGTCGTATTTGCAGGAAGACCAATCGTTCCGGCCAAACAACACCTTCTCCGCATCGTGCATGGCGTTGAGGTCGTGGAGGTAGTCTGGAACATCCGTCTGACCATATTTACCATCTATGATTTGCGTGTCCGTCCAACCACACGCTTCTGCGATAGCAATACGTTGTTGTTCTGGTGTCATTTCGATTCCTCCATCACTCCGCACGGGAGCCATGTTTTGCCACCATCGAT